ATTGGGGGCCCTCGGTTCTTATCCGGCTAGTGCGACAAGGTGTCGCGGGCTAGTTCTATAAGGGAGCCATGTCTTTTCAAACAAAATACATCGATTACCATAATGTGACAGGATTTCTGCCACATTCGGGGCATTCATATCTTTTGAATGGTGCTCCACAGTCTACGACTGTTCAGCAACGTTCAAAGACCTCTTTTAGGTCAATGGATAACCCTATATGGAACATCCGCAAAAGCGAGAAACTTCTCGGTAAGCGTGGTGTTAAAGTATTCTCTCGCCTTGATTTAGGCAATCATTTGTTCCGTAAGGAACATTTGTTGAGAGTACCTTTTCGAAGTAGCGCGTACAACAAGGTTATAAAACCATTCCAAACATTTGAGTATTCCGGTGCCGTATGCATCGGAAGTAACATGTCGAATCTCAACTTGATAGCGATGCAAAATTTGTCGCTACCCAGCTTTGAAGACTCGGATGTCTCCCTTTGGGGGAGAGGTGCAAGCGTAATAGCTTCCACATTACCGAACAAAGAACAGATGAATATCGCTGTTTCTTTGGCCGAACTCAGACGTGAAGGACTTCCGTCCTTCATGTCTCTTCGTGAGATATTCAAGAACCCCGGTGGGGCTTACTTGAACGTCACGTTTGGATGGGAACCAATCATTCGCGACGTCCAGACACTCTGTCGCTTCCTCTCTCACACCAAGGATTTAATCCAAAAGTTTGAGGATATGAGGGGCAAGGAGTATCGAAGACGTCGTAATGTTTTGCAGGAGGAGTCAACCGACTCATACCTATATAATGTCTTAACACCGGCTTATCCGCCGGTGCCGACATTATTTACAGGTGCATCTTCTGCAGTTGCGCGCCCAACTGTGGTCAGGAAATATTCTGATCACATTTGGTTTTCAGGATGTTACCGTGTGGCCACCCTCGATGATTCAACCTTGTTAGGTCAGATCACCGATTGGGAGTCGAAGGCTAATCACCTTCTTGGCATACGGATAACCCCTGAAGTGCTGTATAATCTTACAGCATGGACATGGTTGCTCGACTGGTTTGTTACGGTTGGTGACGTTGTCACTAACTATAGCCACCTCGGTCGAGATGGTGTTGCTCTGAAATACGGGTATCTTATGCGTACGACGAAAGTCGAAGCTGAGATTACCCTTCCAAACGTCTTTTGGAGAGGTTTGGAAGTGACTGATACGGTTATTTTAACGCGTCAGTCGCGTGTTAGAGCTACCCCTTACGGCTTTGGACTCACGGCCGCGGATTTGAATCCGAAACAGTGGTCCATCCTTGCTGCCCTTGGACTTTCCAAGGCGCAGGGCGTTCTTTGGTAACCTGCTAAAGAATGATAATTTAATTAACAAGTTAATAAGGACACACGCTAATGGCATTTTCAGATCCGCAAACAGTTACGGTGAACGCCGTAGCCATCATTATGCCCCGTACGGGTTCCGACATCAATGCCGGTACCTTTACGAGTGCAGATGGTCAAAGCGACCTGGTGGTTTCCCACCAGGTTTCTCGCCGAGGAGTTAATCGTGTCAGATTCCATCAAGTTTTGATTGCGTCTGACCCGTATCTCCCTGCCGCCAACATTCCGATCGACCATTCCGTGACTTTGACCTATAATGGGCCAAAGACTGGATTTACGGCCGCTCAGAAGAAGCAGCTGGTAGACGGCTTTCTAGCCTGGCTATCAGCTTCTTCTGGGGCAAACATTACAAAGCTTCTCGGTTTCGAGAATTAATTTTGTAATGTTCTGTTGTATGTACATACAGTAGTGAAACACGATATAGATTTTCTAGATTCGTGCATCATAAACTGCTTTACATATTGGGAACGGG